TAGCCGAACCAGATGATGCCGTTCCAAAAGTTGTGTTGTATAAACGCCTGGTCGATTGCCACGGCGAAATACATGAAGCCGACAACTGCGATGAGGATGGCGCTGGTCATTTGTCCCAGCCCTCCTTGAGATGCCCATAGTCCCGGCATTCCGTAACCTCGACGCCGCCGGTGCCGCAGATGCTGCACTCACCGACATGGTAGGTGGCGCCGTGCGGATTGCCGCCGGGGCGCTTGCCGTGGAGCCGGCCGCACTCGTCGCATATCCAATCGGGATATGGACGCGGGAAGATGCGGTCGTAGTTGCGGCGAAAAGCCTCGCCATTCACCGCACGCGGGGTGTCGCCTTTACCGGCCATCTTCCATCTCCTTCCAGAATTGGTTGAAGTAGTGCTGCTCGGTGTCTTGCATTTCCTGCATGGCGCCGGCGTCAGCTACAATTTTGGGCAGATCCCAAGACAGCGGGAAATGCTTGAGCCGGTTGCGCGCTTCGCGGCGGACTTCGCGCGGAACCCGCTTCCACTTGCCGGGGATGCATAGCTCGCTCAGAAAATGGCGGGCGGTGGCGATGGCGCGGGCTTGTTCGCATGGAAGGCTCATTCTGATTCGTCCTCCTTGCCGCACCTGATTGCCCAAAGAAACATAAACCCGTAGGCAGCGAGCGCGCCGATAAGCATGCCGGCGGCTAGGCCGAGGAGGAAATATCCGGCTGCGGTCATTCGTGGACCCGCCTCCACTTGTCTTTCCACATGCTGCGCGCCATCGTGGCAGACTTCTCGGCGACCGCGTCTTCGGACATGTCCGGGCAGACATGGTGCAGCAACTCGTGCAGAACCGTGTCTAACTCGTCCGCGCCGGATTGGCGTGGATCGATGTAGACTTTGCCGTCGCCCAGGGTCATCCCGTCCGCTTTTTCGCGGCCGAGTTTCTTGCGGACGATGGCGATGGTTCTGCGTGGGGGCATTTAGGCGGCTTTCTTGAGGCGCAGATTCGCGTAATGCAGAAACAGGCGCGCTTTGAACACTTCCCAGAACGGCTCTGCGGAGAAGATCCAAGAGACCTCAAAGTCATCTGGGCTCTCTTTGCCGATGCGGACGATGCCGCGGCGCTGGACCTTCATGTCCGGCCGGTTCTCGTTCCACAACTGCTCGTAGCCGGCGAGCTGGATCTTGTGCGCGCCCACGATGGCTTTGCTCGTCTTCCAGTCGAGGAGGACGATCTTGCCGTCGCGGTCGCGGCTGGGTGCGTCGATAGTGCCGCCGAAGAGGTATTCTTCGCTGACTAGCTGCACCTCGGGTTCGATGACCGTGAAGCCTTCCTCGTCCCACCAGCGGCGGAAGTTGTTGTAGGCGATGGTCGCTTTTTCGATGTCCGCCGCGGAGAACTCGGAAAGGTCGGGCTCATGATTGTGCAGGAAACACTCGATTTTGAAATGGGCAATCGTCCCGATGTCGGCCGCTTTGTCTCGGACCTTTCGGTAATCTTGTCCTTCCATGCCGAGCTTCCATGCCCAATGAATCAGGCCGCTGCTGTCCTCGCCGATCTTGGCGATGGTTGAAGCGCCGGGAACATCGGTGCCGTCTTTCAACGGATACTTCTGGTGAGCGCGGGTCTTTTCAAGGCGGACGATTTTTTGTCCGGCTGCGTTGAAGCGGTCGGGCTCGGCGGGTTTGACCGCCTTAGCCTTGCGCGTGGGTGCCTTGCGTGGTGTTTTGGCAGGCATATGAGTTACCAGTCGATTTCCGCGTCGTCGGTGCCGGTCTTGGCGGACGGTTGCTTGGATTCGCTCACGTCAAAGCCGTAGCTGACCGCGCTACCGCCATCGCCCCAGGTGACAAGGTCGAGCACCTGCACAGCTTTCGGCTGCAAGGTGATGCCGGCGCCGAGTGACGCCGTGTACCAGGTGTATGGGACGACCGCGACTTTGATCTTGGAGCCGCCGCCGATGTTGGCCTCGAGGGGCTGGCCGTCAGCGCCGAAGAGCTTCGGCTGGCGGCTGAACGTCTCGCCTTCCTTGCTCTTGCCCATGGCTTTCACCTTGAGCTTGAGTTGGGTAACGCCATCGTTTTCCTCCCAAGGTGCAGCGTGCAGCTTGAGCTTGTCCTTCTTCAGCTCGCGCTTCTTGTCGGCGACGAACTCGCTGAAGAGGGCTTCGATTTGTTTAAGGAACGGCTCGGCGTCCTCGGAGGACATTTCGAGGTTCACTTTGTAGACCCCAATGTCGTCGAACTTGGTGTCGGCGCGGTTGAGGCTGGGGTAGCGGGCGATGCCCACGGGTGTCGTTATGGTTTTAGTTTTCACTTTGGTTGGTTTTGGTTGTGTTTATGGGTACTAGGAAATCGGAGCGGCGAAGGATCGTGAGGAAGTCGGAGGCGCGCAGAGTGACGAGCCAGTCCTCGTTGGTGCGCTTGTGGGCAACCACCGGGAAGAGCTTGTCCTTGGCGTCGCGGATTGCCTGGGCGATCCAGTCTTTGACTTTGGTCACCTGACAAAATTTGACCTCCCAGTGGATGTCTGGGAGGCAAGGGCAGACGACATCGGGCGAATCACCAAGGCCAGAGAACTGCTGGCCGCGGCGGATGCCGGAGTCGCCGAATGCTTCGCGCAGCTCGTCGCGCCACATGCGTTCGCCGCGGGCGCCTTTCGCGCGGCTATTCATTGATCGCCTCCCAGAGTTTCGGTGAAGGCGCGAAGACCTCGCCGTCCGTCAGCCGGTTACCCAGCGCGGCGTTCTCAAAGCGGGTGAGGCGAGGACGCCAGACCAAGTTGACCTTGCCGGTGGCGCCAGCGCGGTGCTTGGCGATGTGCAACTCGGCGTCCTGCGGGTCGGGTTCGGCTTCTTGGTCGGCTGCGTAGTAGCAGGGGCGGTGCAGTAAGCAGACCAAATCGGCATCCTGCTCGATGCTGCCGGATTCGCGGAGGTCGGACATCTTGGGGCGGTTGTCGCTGCGGTCTTCGGCTTTGCGGTTGACTTGGGCGGCGGCAACTACCGGCACGCCTAACTCCATGCTCATGGCTTTGAGTCCGCGGGAGACAAAGCCCACTTCATTCTCGCGGCTTTGGGCGCCGGTGTGGCTGACGAGCTGCAGGTAGTCTACGAAGATGATTTTGGCGCCCCACCTGCGGACGGCGAGGCGCGCACGGCCGCGGATGTCGAGCATGGTGAGTCCACCGCGGTCATCGACGTACATGGGCTCGGCGGCGAATTGATCCGCGGCGCTGTTGATGCGGAGCTTGCTCGCGTGATCAAGGAATCCGTTGCGGATGATCTCGATGTTGGTCTCTGCGCGTCCGAGGACAACGCGGGTGGACAGCTCGTTGGCTGGCATCTCAAGGCTGAAGTACAAGGCAGGGACACCGCGGCGGACCATGTTCTCGCACATGTTGAGCATGAAGGCGGATTTGCCCATGGCGGGACGACCGGCCACGATGGTCAATTGACCTGGGCGAAGACCGCCGGTGATGTAGTCGAATGCCTTGAATCCGGTTTCGACGCCGAGCTTCTGCCCGGGCGTCATGAGTTTTTCCAGCTCGTCCATCATGCTGGGCACGATGGCGCTGGCAGGGCGCATGCTGTCGGTGGATTGACCCAAAGATAGCGACAGGACGGTCTCGCCGGCGTGTTGCAAAACGCCATCGGCGGGTTGCGACATGTCGCTGGCTGCAGAGAGCATCTTCTGCGAGGCGGCGAGGATCTCGCGGCGTGCGTGAAGGTCGCGGAGGGTTTGGGCGTGATATTCCACGGCAGCAGGACCACCGGCCGACTTGCCGAGCATGTCGGTGAGGGCTCCGGCGCCGCCGACAAACTCACCGCGGCCCGCAGCTTCGATGACTTGCGTCACCGCGATGACGTTCGGAACGCCACCGGCCGCGCGGATATCGCGGATGGTGCCGAAGATGAGTGCATTGGCCGGCGTGAAGAACAGCGCATCGTGCAGACCGGCGACCTCGTCGATCATGTTCGGCTCGGACATCAGCGCGCCGAGGACGGCGGCTTCAACCTCGGGTGCGTTGGGGACGATTTGCTTTTTCATCAAATGAATCCTCCGTAATCATCGTCGTCGTCATTGAGCGCGATCAGCGCGATGCAGATCGCTAGAGCTAGGAGCAGCAGTGCCGCGGTCATCGCGTTGCCTCCTTAGTTCCGCGCGCTGCTTGAGCCATCGGTCGCAGGCAGTGTCCACCATGAGAAAACTTTCGTAGGCGAAGGGCGAGATCCATAGGTCAGGAGAGGCGGCGAGTTCTGCGCGGTTGCGGGCGCGGTGTGTTGCGGTGATTTTGGCGGGGTTATCGTCAAGGGTTTCCATGGCACATGAGATAAGGCGGGGTGGTGTGCCGTGGTGGTTGTCCAAGAGTGTCCCAAAGTGTCCACATCGGGTCAACGATTTTCTTGCGGGTTTTCATGATTTTTTGGGTCGGTTTCGAGGAGGACTTCGTGCTTCTCGTCGCTAATCTCCGGCGACAGCGCAGCGCACTTTTGGAGGACGCGGCGGAGCCGGTTGCGGTGGCGAATTAGCTCCGCGACTTCGGCGCGCAGCTCGGCGACGAGGTCGCTGGCGTCTTCGGGACCGGCGTAGAAATCTCCGGTGTCGCCAAAGCCAACGGCGCCGACGACCAAATCGGGGATCATGGTGGTCATGAGGATTTCCTTTCGGTGGTGACGTTGCCGTAGAGCCAAGCTGACTTGCGGAACGCGCTTTGCGTTGCAAGACCGCGCGAGGCGAGGAAACGGTCGCACGCGGCGTGCATCTCAAGGTGCATGATGCGTGGCATGCCGGGGACACCGGCTTCGATCTTGTGGGTCTTGCCGTTTTTAAGCGTCATCGCGCAGCTCCTCCTTGAGGCTGATTTTCTCCCACACGATCTGCAGGGCGTAGAGGTTGGCGATGGTTTGCTCGAAGAGTTCGTCGATGGCTTCGGCGCTGATGGTGACTTTGCCGTCCTTGCGGGTGAGCGCTGGGGGCTTTTTCTTGGTGGTTTTCTTTTTCATTGGGTAGGTGGACATTTGTACAGATGGGGTGGGACATTTGCTGTCCTAGGGGTGTTAATAGGAAATTGATA